CTTTCGAGTCCGTTTGGCCCGTGAGCGTCGTCGTCTTTTTCGTCCTCGGCTTGTTGACGGGCGTTCTGATCTCGATGCTGGCTGCTGTTTTCGCTCAGGCGCGAACGCGTGAAAAAAACTTGACGCGCGTTGATCTTCAGACATTCGACTGGGATCAACTACCAGCCACGGAAAACCAAAACGCTTCTGCGCAAACTCGAATGGATTCTTCCTCCATTCACGTTTCTGCAAAACCATCCACCACGGCGGGCGCGGAAATGGACACATTTCAACTACCGGCGACAAGAATTTCCTTCGTCTTCGATAACGCTCCAATCTCAGTGGAGGAAAAACATAAGGAACATTCTCCAAATGAAAATGAACACCCTGAGCTAAATGGCCTCGACTACGGACAGGAGGATCTTTCCAAATGAGCAGGCCAGATAAAGGAAACTCAATCTCATCTGGATTGTCAAGCCACACAGCTAACCCGATTTCATCACCAGGACGAACAGCAGGCAGAACTGCCGGCGTAATCCCTGTAGAAGAATGCGAATATGGCCTAAAAAACAGTGCCTTGCATTTGAAAAATGGGAAATATTCCAGCATATACACTGCGCCGTCCCCTGAATTCACAAAGTGTATGACTAGATCTGGATTCGGGGTGTTGGGAGCGTTAAAAAGACCACGCAGTTTTTCTGGGTTAATTCGGATCGTTCCATCTAGTACTAAGTGTGCTTTCGGGCGGCGCATCCATGTCCAAAAGAATGAAAATACTCCACCTGATAGGGAGATAAGTGCCGCTATTAGTGAAGCGATTGCCGCAATCCATGCCGCGTCGTTGAGCCAGCTCATGGTCTCCACAGTACATGGAGACATGCGCATTTCGGATGGGAGCGTGTGATGAATACGCCAAACACCGATCCGACTGTCCAGCTAGCTGAAGCGATGATCCAGCACGCTCTGACGCTCCACCCCGCTGCTAGACGACGCGTGAATGAACACGCGGCACGTAATACTGCTCGGAACGCTCATGCGTCGAACGCCATCAATACTCACGCGACTCGGCACGGGCTGTGCGAACAGTTCAAGCAGATGCTCATGGAGCAAATCGGGCGTGAACGAATGCTCACCAAATGCGGGTACGTCTACCCCATCGAGCACTCGTACGGGAGCGTCTTCACACAAGACAGTAATGGACACACTGTATGCGTCGAAGGAACTCTCGTTCATCACGGTGATGAGCTCACCTCTGTTTTCACTTTCAAGCCGCCATACGAAGTCAGCTCTGTCTTGGCTCGCCTTGAGTGCTCTCCTCGCGACGTGGTTCGCCTCGCTACTTATCTGGTTTGCCTGTGCTGCCAGGCGGTTAGCCTCGGGCACTGCGAGGCCTGCTTCCTGGGCGATGCGGTTAGCTTCCTGAGCCAGTCTTTGGCCGCGTTTCGTGTCAGTGCGGGCGAGGACGGCGACGATGAGGCTTCCCAGCGCGATCGCCACGCTGACCACTGCGATAACGGTGCTCACACGGTAACGCTACCCGAAGGCGGTGAAGCGCTGTGACTGCCAGGAGGAAACTCGAACCCTTGTACACGCCAAGCGAGGTGGCGGAGCGTCACGGCGTGACCGCCCGCACCGTGCGCGAGTGGGTAGCACTGGGAAAACTCCCGGGCTCGTACCGCCGCTACAGGCGTATCTGCATCCCTAAGTCGGCGCTGGACGCTTTCGAGCGTAAAGCACCACGGTACTAGAGGAGAACAGTGATGAAAACACTAACGCTCCGCACGGCAGCGGTACTTCACGCACTCCTCGCACTCATCATCCTCATAGCGCTCGCACGCATGGACAACACGCAGGTTCAGGCGGCAGCGGCCTACATGTGGGCATTCCTCGCCCTGCTGCTCGCAGTCGGCACATTCACCAACGACAAGGAGGACGACCAGTGAGCACCTATGAATCTGTTGATCTCGACGACTGCACGATCGACCTATTTGACAGGGATATCCAAATAAGTAGCCGCATGGGTTTATTTGACACTGACAGCGTTATTTTCGTGCCTACGGTGAGCACGGGAATCAGGTTGGCAGGTCTCGCCGCGCGCGCAGCAATCCAGCAATCCGATCTCCCATTACCCGATGACGCTAGCCTTACAACCATTTTCGCGAGGGTTATCTGCATCCTCAACGAAGACCTGTCGATTGAGGAGGAGCGGGAATGGTGAACGCTGCTCGACTCCTCGGAACTTTCACTGTTGGCAGCAGCCAGTGGCACGCGGCACGACGCTTGGGTCTTGGAGGAAGCGAGGTTGCGAGCGCCGTTGGCCTTTCACCGTGGAAATCACGGTGGACGCTATGGCAGGAAAAAGCAGGAAACCTCCAACCATCACAAGGCGAGACATTCAAGCTCTGGCTGGGCTCACACATGGAACAGGTAGTTGTCGACGCGTGGAAGCAGACCAGCCCAGGCAGGTTCTGCAGGCGGACAGGAATGTGGGTGAACCGAGAACGCTCCTTCCAGTTCGCTGAACCTGACCGTCTGATCGTCGCCTCTCAGCATGGCCGCGCGCCAGTAGGGATCCTCGAAGCGAAAACAGCTGACATTGCGAACGCTTTCGAATGGGGCAAGTCAGGAGGCTCCCAGGACGATATCCCGCCGTACTACTACACGCAGGTGCTGTGGTACATGAGCTGTCTCGACATTGATATGGCTCAGCTAGCGGTCATTGTGTCGGCACGCGAGTACCGCGAATACAGTGTTGCGCGCAGCCGCCAGGACGAAGACTGGCTAGTCGGGGAAGCTGAGAAGTTCATGGCTTCTATCGAAGCAGGCACACCGCCTCTTGTGGACTCGTCCCAGTCCACGTATGAGGCGATCCGCACGCTGCACCCGGACATTAGACCAAGCGAAGACGTCACTATCAGCGCTGACCTTGCCAACAAGTGGGCGCAAGCTCGCGGCGAGCTGGAAGCTGCGAAGAAAGCTGATGCCCAGTACCGCAATGAGGTTGCTGACCTATTGGGCATGGGGCAAACCGCGTGGGTATCGACCGTTGACGGCAAAAACCTCAAGGTCGCATCGCGCCGGTCAGCGCGCGAAGGCGCAGCACCAAGCCTGTATCCGGTACGCAACCTTTCACACACGATTTTCTAAGGACACCATCATGAGTTTGCAGCAACAAGCAGAACAAGCAGTCGAAAAGCGCGAGGAGAAACAAACCGAGGTCGTGCATTTCATTAACAAGATGCAAGACGAAATCAAGCGCGCCCTACCAAAGCACCTTGACGCGGGTCGCATGGCGCGAGTGATCGCGACTGAAGTGCGCAAGATACCGGCTCTCGCACTGTGCAATCAGACCAGTTTCGCTGGAGCAATGCTCACAGCGGCCACTCTAGGGCTGGAACCGGGCGTCTCGAACGAATGCTGGCTTGTCCCTTACAAGGGGGAAGTCGCCCTCATCATCGGCTACCAGGGAATGGCGAAGCTCTTCTACCAGCACCCGCTGGCACGCAGTATTGATGCGCAAGCAGTGTACGCGGACGACTACTTCGAATACGAGTACGGCACGAACCCACACATCACGCACAAGCCATCATCTAACCCGACCGGTGAGCCAATATGTTTCTATGCTGTCGCCACACTGGCTACAGGGGCAACCCACTTTTGCGTGCTGACAAGCCAACAGGTACGTGACCTGCGGCGCGGCCTTGACGGCACCTCAGGCGGAGTTCCTGACCCTCAACATTGGATGGAAAAGAAAACCTGTATTCGCCAGCTCTTCAAGCTACTGCCTAAGAGCTCAATTCTTGTCACGGCACTCGATAAAGATGAGCGTTTGGGTAGCGAGCTTGCCCGCGACTTCCAGGTGAACATACAAGATTCAGACGCCGGTCCCAGCCAGCGCATGATCGAAAGCCGGGACCGCAATGAGTAGGAACCGCGATTCAGCCAAGCGTGCCGGGGCACGCTTCGAGCAGCTTGTCGCCACCTACCTCAACCAACACGTGGATGACCGCATTGAGCGGCGCAAAACCAACGGCGCGAAAGACAGAGGCGACATTGCCGGGCTGCGCGTGTGGGCAGGTGAGCGCGTTGTGGTCGAATGCAAAGACCGCGCCACCCCGTCAGTCGGCACGTGGCTCAACGAGGCAGAAACAGAGCGCGGCAACGATGACGCCCTGGCGGGTGTCGTGGCGTACAAGCGTCGCGGGAACGCCAACCCGGGCGACCAGTTAATCGTCATGACGCTCCGCGATTTCGCTGCCATCCTGACCGGCGAGCGGCCAGACGATGACACCCCCACAAGGTTGAAGCAAGCAGATCAACCACAAACAGGTGAAAGGAGGAAATAACAATGGCGCAGAAAACAGACACCCCGTGGGTGCGTATCGCCCAATCAATGCCGAACCACCCAAAGATCATGCCACTCAGCGATAAAGCGTTCAGAACGCTAGTGGAGATGATCTGCTATTCCGCTCAATACGAACTGGACGGCAAACTGCCAGCCGCCCTCGCAGAGCGACTGTGGAACATGGACGCGCTCGAAGAACTGATGACCAACAGCAGCACAGCACCATCACTTGCCAAGCGGGACTCCATGTATGTGATTCACGGCTACGAGGACATGCAAGAAACCAGTAACGAGATAGCTGCTAAGCGCGAGATTCTGCGGGAAAACGGGCGCAAGGGTGGACGCCCAACAGGCAAACCAAAACCAAACGATAACCAAGCTGGTTTTGACAGCGAAAACCAAACGCTAACCAACTTGGTTTCTGAAACAGAACCAGAAGATAACCAACTTGGTTTCGCCACGCAAAACCAAACGGAAACCAAGCTGGTTTCGCCACGCAAAACCAAAACAAAAGCAGAAGAAGAAAAAGAAGAAGAAGTAGAAGAAGAAAAAGAAATACACTCCCCCCTAACCCCCCTCAAGGGGGGAACATGTGCGACCGCCCAAGACTTCACCGACTTCTACAAAGCGTACCCCCGGCACGTCGGACGCAAAGACGCAGAGCGCGCATTCCATAGAGCCGCAAAGACAGTCAGCCCGCAAACGATCATCGACGCGGCACGCCGCCTAGCAGCAGACCCGAACCTTCCCGAAAAACAGTTCATTCCCCACCCGGCTACGTGGCTCAACCAAGGCCGGTGGGATGACGAGCCGCTACCGGAACGTCACGGAGGGCGCGGCACGTACAGTCAGCGCACTGAGGACGCTGAGCGCGCCGAGTGGGAACGGCTCCAAGCCCTAGAAGCCCAGCAGGCACAGGACAGCGGACTGTGGCTCACGGACGGGAGGACAGCATGATCACCCCAACCGAGGCGTTCAAAGTCCTCAAAGTCGCCAAAGCGCTGAGGCTCATCCGAGAGATCGGCACCGGGGACGCAGAAGCATGGGCACACGCGGCTGCCAGGCTTATCCCTCACGCCACGCTAGACAGCTTGGTTGACGCGGTCGAGCGCCTGGCAACCAGCCCACGCAAGCGCGGCGGGGACATCACGCTAGGCGACTTAGTGGAAGCAGCCCAATTCACCGACGCAGAACGATCCCAGCGCATCAACGAACACATCGCCACGCACGGAAGATTCACCGGCGACGGAATCACCGACCCCGCCAAGTGGCGCGTCGCGCTAGTCGCGTGGACCGACGCTATCGGCAGTGGTGCGAGCGGTGAGGAAGCGGAACAGGCGGCGTACAGGAGCGTGGGAATGGCTGTGCCGAGGCGTGACCGTCTTGTGCAAGACCCCGGCAAGATACGCAACCTCATTGAGAGCGCTAAACGAAACATCGCCGTTAACAGGGCTAGCACGCCGCCTGACAGGCAAACAGGCAGCGACAGTACAAAAACCCGTAAGGGACAGGGCGTGAAACACGCTCAGAAAGGACGACAAGCATCATGCGACACATACTCAAAATCGAAGAAAAATGGTTCGAGCGGATCCACGCAGGACAAAAAACCAGCGAACTCCGATTCAACGACCGCGACTACCAGACCGATGACACCATCATCTTCCAACCGGTCAACAGTGACGGCAACGTGCTCATCAAGCCCTACGACCTGCCGACCTACGAGATCACGCACGTACTGAACGCCAGCCAGTTCCCCGAGGCCCTACAGCCCGGCTACTGCGTGCTCAGCATCGCACCACTGAAATAAACAAGAAAGGACAGCCAAATGACTGAGCTCGTTTTCAGTGAGGCCACGCGCGTCCCGCTCTCCACATGGGACAGCCTCGACATTCCACAAGACCGGCAAGGCAACTACTGGGTGTGGGACCAGCACGGCGCGAAATACAAGGTCACCAGCACCCCAAACATCATGAGATTCACAGAACTCCACGACGGGCAAGACCCGCTGGTTTTCTCACTTGGGGCGCTCATTGATGATGGCACCGTTCTCTACACGAAGCCGCCCGCGCGCAAGCAAACCCGCGTAGGTGACACGCTCAAAACCATTGAGGACTTCCAGACAGCGCCCATCGGCACAGTCATCATCAACCCCCAAGGCCACGTGTGGCAAAAGCACTACTACGGGTGGGACACCTGCACTCAGCATTTCGCCGGAATACACGGAGACGAAGACTTCACCAACCCCGACCAAATCGACAAATACAAATACCCCGGCGTCCCACCGTGGACAGTCATCCACGCAGGAAAAACCGAAAACTACGAACAGGAGAAAACCGAATGATCGGAGACAACGAGAAGAAACACTTAGATGCCAGCAGCAACTCATACAAGCATCTAGTCGAAGCGCGGAAAATACTCGCACTCAACATCCCACGCGACGACGCGGATCTGCAAACGATATATAAGAACGCGATTGCCTACATCTGGGCAGCAGAAAACGAAACAGGAAAAATAATCAACCTCATCGGGCGTCGGCAGGCAGAGGAGGCCGAAAAGTGAACTACCAGATCGACCTCGTGCTACAGAAAATGGCGACCGTCGAAGCAGCCGTCAAAAACCTACGCGAAACACTCGACGAATACACGCTCATGCCCATACCCGCCCTTGAGTGGCCGGACGATCCCACTAAGACCTACTTGGTGGAAGCCACGCAGTACGGCCTCCCCGTGCGCGACATCATGCGATGGGACGAAGAAAAAGAACGCCTATGTTCAACAATCACGCGCACCGAACTCGACCCGCACTCAGAACACGACTTCCTCTACATGTACGAGGAGGAACCAGAATGAAAAAACTCGACCCCGACCAATGGCCGCTAGACAACCAACTCGTCTACTACGTGAAAGGCAGCAGCGACGGCTACCCGGTAGAAGGATTCGCCACTTACGACTGTAGCGGCGAACTCTACGTGACAGGCGGCAGCATCCTACGCGACTACCGCCCCGAAACAGACGCCCTCTATGAGTGGCACCCATGCGCAGTAGTCCCAATGCCACTGTGGGACGGAATCGCAGACCTAGCGGGCGAACCAAACGCGCAATCCATACGCGACTACATCGAATGGTACAGCGCCTACTCAGAATGGGTAGAACGCGAATCTATCCACCCCACGAAAATCATTGAAACAAAGGAGAACAACAAATGAGTGGAGAACCAGTCATCACCATCACCGGGAACCTCACCAAAGACCCCGAACTACGATTCACGTCATCAGGAGTAGCAGTCGCAGACTTCTCAATAGCAGTCACACCACGCACCTACAACAAACAAACCCAACAATGGGAGGACGGTGACCCACAATTCTACAGGTGCAGCCTATGGCGCGACGCGGCAGAAAACGCGGCAGAAACACTACGCAAAGGCATGAGAGTAATCGCCACAGGCCGCATCTCACTACGCTCATACGAAAACCGCGACGGACAACAACGCAGCGAACTCGCCCTACAGGTTGACGAGGTTGGCCCCTCACTACGCTACGCGCGCGCACAAGTCACGAAAGCCCCAACCGGCAGTGCGCAACCAGCACAGCAACCGCGAGCGCAAGCCACGCGCAACGCGCCAGCAGGCGGCACCAGCGGCGATCCCTGGGCACAACAGTCACAGCCCACATTCCCGGACGAGCCACCATTCTAAACAGCGCCACTAGCACGCCGGGCGGGGGAGCAACAGCAACAAGCCAACTCCCCTGCCCCAAGCGCCGCGCATAGAATCACCAAACACCAACAGCAGCCAAACAGCGAACCCACAACACGCCCGAACACCCGCAGGAGGAACCCACGCATGACACACCTCATCCAGCGGCACGCGCCCCAACAAGTCAGGCGCGCCCAACACCAACTGCACGACCTCCACCACTGGACGCCACTACTCACCATCACCAGCAGTACGGCCACCGGCCTCCACTCGCCACGCTCAGGCAGGTCAGGAGGTGCGCAGGACAGTCTCCCGTTCGGCTTAGACCAAGCGATAGATGACACCACGCTAGGAGTAGCCGGAGTGCACACCACGATGGGAGCTGTCACAGAGATGTGGCACTGGGCTGTGAACGTGGCTGGCACACTCAACACACAGGAGCGTCCCAAGCGCGACCTGTCGGTGTTCTACTGGCTCACCGAGCACGCCCCCGACGCTTACGACCAGCACCCAGACTGGGACAGCCTCAGCAACGACATCGCGACGCTATGGCGCAGGGTCGCAACCCTCACAGGCCACGGCACCCACAGGCTCGCAGAATGCCCATGCGGCGGCACCATACGCGCACAAGCCACCCGCAAAGGGATCACCACGGGAGGCGAATGCGACACGTGCGAAACCTACTACCCTGACCTCGACACGGTGGCTGAAGCGCACCGCCAACACATGCGCACCGACGCAGTTAGCCCCACGGTGTGGGTCACCGCGCGCCAGGCACGCGTCATCTGGCCAACCCTCACCGCCACTAACCTGCGTGTCCTCGCACACCGAGGCAAAATCGCCCGCCAACACAACACGGTCAGCACATACCGGCTCTTGGACATCAACAGGCACATGCTACGCAAATGGCACTGACCCGTGATAATGTAACGCCTAGAGGCGTCAAGCGCGCCCAAAAACCAGCAAAGAAGCCTGGTTCCCCATTCACCACCAGCCCAGCAAGGCAACCGTAATGGCCGCCAAACCAAACCCACGGCGAGCCAACAGCACGCGCAGAAACCGACTGAGAGCACGAATCCTCGCGGCCTACGACACCTGCCACATCTGCGGACAACCTGTCGACAAAACACTCACATGGCCGCACCCCTGGTGCGGTGTCGTCGACGAAATAATCCCCATCAGCAAAGGCGGGCCACAAACATTTGCTAACACGCGCCTCGCCCACAACTACTGCAACCGCATCAAATCCAACAAGTCATTAGCGTGGGCACAACACAAGCTACAACAAGCACGCGCCCCACACCAGCCACCAGCACGACCAACATCACTACCATTCACAACAAGCACATGGTGACCACACCAACGACAACCGCGAGAAAAGGCATGCCACGCCCCACCACAGCCACACGAAACCACACAACACCAGGGGGAACACCCCCCACCACAGCAGGGCGGCCACCTCGGGTGCAGGGCTAATATCTCCCCACAGTGCTCTTGTGTAACACCCGCCCCGTAACACCCAGTGGTTGGAGCGTGACAGGAGGACATGATGAAACGCGTGTGTGCGCATTGTGGCACGCAGCTTGACCGGAATGCCGGTGTTCGTGCGAAGTATTGTTCTGATGCGTGTAGGCAGGCTGCGTATCGCGCTCGAAAAGCGCAGAACCCTACGGCTCCCGGCACTACTGCTGATAATTTTGGCGTGCGTAGAGGGCCGGGTGGGCATGTGACGGTGGATTTGACTAGGGACGTGTCGGCGACGATCACGCGTGAAGAGTTTGAACGCATGATGGATGACACGGTTGAGGATACGTTGCGGTTTACGCGTGGGGTGCTGAAGATGGCGTTGCCTGAAGCGCCTGCTAATACTCTTGCCCCGATTTCTAAGCAGTTGATTGAGATTGCCAAAGAGCTTGAGGCTCGTACTGGCGGCGCTGTTTTTGATGATGCTTCGGGCTTGGGCGAGTCTGAGGAGGTGAGCGAGGAGGCTTTTGATCTTGGACAGATCTAAATTGAAGCTTTCCCAGCTCGCTAAGCATTTGGAGATTCCTGAGGGGATTGTAGCGTCTGATTTTCCGAGGATTGCTCGGCAGGCTGCTAAGTGTGGGATCTTTTTTGATGCGTGGCAGGCGGGGATTGGGTCGCTGATTCTTGGTAGGCGCTCTGATGGGTCGTATGCGTGCGCTGTGGGTGGTGCGGGCTTGTCGATTCCGCGTCAGGCCGGTAAGACGTACATGATTGGCATGCTTGTCGTGTTCATGTGCATCATGCGGTCGAGTGTGACGGTGTTGTGGACTGCTCACCGCTCGAAGACGTCTGGTGAGACGTTTAAGTCGATGCAGGGCATTGTGAATAGGCCGCAGTTGCGCCGGTTTGTCGCGTCGATTAGGCGTGCGAATGGTCAGGAAGCTATTGAGTTTGTGAATGGTTCGCGCGTGTTGTTTGGTGCGCGCGAGCAGGGGTTTGGCCGCGGGTTCGCTGAGGTGGACATTGAGGTGTATGACGAGGCTCAGATTCTGACTGAGCGCGCGTTGGATGACATGCTGCCTGCGACTGCGGTGTCGAAGATTGGCTTGGTGATTTACATGGGGACGCCTCCGCGTCCTGGTGTTGATCCGGGTGAGGTTTTTGAGCAGAAGAGGCTTGACGCGGTTAAGCGGCATGATCGGGACACGTTGTGGGTGGAGTTTGGTGCGCAGCGTGGGTGTGATCCTGATGATCAGGCGAATTGGGAGGCTGCTAATCCGAGTTTTCCGCATCGCACTCCGGTGTCGTCGATTGCGCGGTTGCGTCGTCAGCTTGCTGCTGATTCGTTTATGCGTGAGGCGTTGGGGATTTGGGATGAGTCGGCGGGGTTGCGCGCGATTTCTGCTGCCCAGTGGGCGTCGGGTGAGGTTGCCGAGAGGCCGTCTGATGATGGTGTGGCGTGTTTTGCGATTGACATGCCGCCGGATAGGTCTGCTGTGGCTGTTGGCGCGTGCATGAAGTATGACGATGGGACTGCGCATATTGAGCTGGCTGAGTATCGGCCTGTTGATACGTGTGGTTTGCGGTGGGCGGTTGATTGGGTTGCTGAGCGGTGGCCGAAAGCTGGCGCTGTGGTGGTTGATGCGCAGTCGCCTGCTATGGCGCTGCTGCCGGATTTGCAGGATGCGCATGTGAAGGTGACTGTCACTGATGTGAAGGATATGGGGCGTGCGTGTGGGCGTGTGGTGGACATGTTGAATACGCGGTCGTTGACGCATTTGCCTGACGCGGATCAGCCTCAGATGGGGATTGCTGTTGAGAATTTGACGAAGCGTGCGATTGGTCAGGCTGGCGCGTTTGGGTGGAATCGTAAGGGGTCGGATGTGGATATCAGCCCGATGGTGGCGTGCACTCTTGCTCTTCATGGTGCGTTTGTGACGCGGCGGGATCCGAGGCGAGTGCAGAAAGTGGGGATCAGATGAGCGTTATTAGTAGTGAATTGTCGACCGGCTACGCCTCCGTTAACGGCTTGCGTGTCCCTCCGCTTCGTGGTGTACCAGCGTCGCATATGGGTGTGATTCGTCAGCTCGCCAGGGTGTGGAGCGCGAAGTATCCTCGCAATCTTTTGCGCTCGGAATACTACGCTGCTAAGAACCGGCTGAAAGATTTCGGTATTGGTATTCCGAATCGTATTTCTGCGCAGGCGTCGGCAATGATCGGCTGGCCTGAACTTGCCGTGCGCAGTTTGTCTGACTTGTCATCATTTCAGGGGTTCAACACGGGCAGTCGGGACGAGCTGGGTGTTTTGGAGATCTTTAACCGCAATAGTCTCGACCAGGTGGTGGCTGAGGCTATTGTGTCCGCCTACATTCACTCCTGCTCGTTCCTGACGATCTCGGTGGATGAGAATGGGCAGCCGGTGATCAGGCCGGCGTCTGCTGAATGGTCTGCTGGCATTTGGGATTATGCGAATCATCGGTTGGCGGCAGCACTGACGATCATGTCGACCACTGAGCGCGGGGACGTGACGCGGTTTTGCGCGTGGCTGCCCGGCGTGACGTACGACTGCGAGAAAACGAAGACGGGGTGGTCGGTTACTGGGCTGCCGACTGGGCTGGATGAGCCTGCTGCCGTTGCGATGGTTCACGATAAGCAGTTGCAGCGCCCGTTTGGGCATTCGCGGATTTCCCGCCCTGTCATGGCTGCTACTGATATCGGCTTCCGCACGGTGATGCGCATGGAGGGAAATGCCGAGTTTTATGCGTCTCCACGCCTGTGGTTCCTTGGGCTTGCGCAGGACGCTTTTGACACGGACACGTGGTCTGCTCTCCAGTCGGCGGTTAATTCCGTCAGTAAAGATATTGACGGTGATGTGCCGACTATTGAGCAGGTTGCGCAGGCGTCGATGGCTCCGCATGTGGAGATGCTCAAGTCGATGGCAATGCTGTGCGCGGCGTCAATGCGGGTGCCTGTGGACTATATGGGTATCACGTTGGATAATCCGACGTCTGCGGAGTCTCAGGCTGCGGCTGAGCGCCGGTTGACTCGTATTGCTGACCGGCAGAATGTGGCGTTTGGGCGCGCGCTTGTTCACGCGCTGATGATTGCTGTGCATGTGCGGGATGGGCGTTCTCCTGGCGAGCAGGCTCTTGAGAAGGTTACGGCGATTTGGGCTCCGACTCGTGAAGAATCGGGCGCGGCTCGTGCTGATTCGTTTGCGAAGGTTGCTGCTGTTATCCCGGGGTATGCGGATTCTGATGTCGGTTTGGAAAAGTTGGGATTGTCGCAGGAGGAGATACGCAGGTTGCGTATTGACCAGCAGCGTGTCAGGGCGCAAGAAACACTCAACCAGATACGTGCCTCGATGGGGCAAGCCGCTCCAGAGGGAGAAGAAAGCAGTCTGACTCGCCCAGCCGGTTCACAAGATCCTGTCACGTTAAAAGCAAAGTTCGACGCTCTGGGGGTCGCGATCCGTGCAGGAGTCTCCCCAGAATCGGCGGCAACAAGCTTGGGTTTGGATGGCGTCGAGTTTACAGGGGCGGTTCCGGTGAGTTTGCGTATGCCTGAATCGGAAGCAACGGATTTGGAAGAAAAATAGATAGAGCAGGGAGGTCCAGTTGGAGATTCCCAGTAATTTACAGCAGGAACTCGACCGGCTCTGGGCAAAATACCAGCAGGACCTCGACGCGATCACAGAGTACGCGTGCGGCCTCGTCGAGGAGGTTGCCGGAAACATTGATGACACGCTAGAAGTGATCAAGGACTACACATCCGTAGCGTCACAGGCAGCTAATGAGTATTACGACGCTGTGCGAACCGTGTGGGGAAAAGCGGGCGTTGACCTGCCTGCTTTCAAGCACGACAATCTGATCGACCCGAGGCGGGCTCTGTGGCAGGTTCAAGGCGGCTTCTCAAACACCGACTTTAATGGCCTGACCTACAAGCAGGTTATTAGTGGCGAGGCGCACTCGGGGATGACGATTTGGGATCTGCTTCCCGACATTACGAATGTTGATACTGCGCAGCAGCTTGTGGCCGACATGATTCATTCCGTTACACGCCTGACGACTCAGCGGAACATGCGCCTGGATCCGACCAGCCCGAGATGGGCGAGGGTACCGAGTGGCGAGACGTGCGAGTTCTGCCTGATGCTCGCGTCGAGAGGGTTTGCGTATACCAGTGAGAAAACGGCTGGGCGGGAAATGCAGTATCACTCGGATTGTGATTGCAGGATCGTTCCATCGTGGGGAAAGCAAACTCTCAAGGGATACGATCCTGACGGCTTGTATGCGCGGTATAAAGCGTGCGCGGACACTGTTGCGCCTATGACGACGCGTGAACGGTACGACGCGTATAAGAAGACGCTGGCCGCCAGGGGCGGTGAGGAGCTTCGTGACTATGAGTCGTGGAAATGCAGTATCGAGCTTGCTGAGATGCGTTGGCGTGATCGGCACTGGCTCAACACCGGTGAGCTACCAGAAATCACGTTCGCGTCACCGGGGGTCGAGCAGGAGATTCTTAAAGAACGTCCGCATGAGCTACGAACAGCCCAACGATTAAGGCTATGTGGCGTTCAGTGTCACTTCATCGAGGACGAACTGCATATTCGACGTGGAAATGAAACAGTAACTGTCGGATTATCTGATCTTGCTGGCGGTATCGAGCTAAAAACCTTACTTAAAGCGGGTTCCGCGAACACGATTGAATCCCACTTGCGTTCACTGAGAACGAAGAGCGATTGCCGGCGTGTCATATTTGATAACCACGAAAATGACCAAATGGACGATGCTTCTCTCATCGACATACTCACGCGGTCAAAACGATTTGGCAGAGGAAGCGTTTATGTCCTTACCGGGACAGAAAGGCTCATGAAAGTACGATAGGCGTTCAACATGTCACCCTACAGTGTCACACTGAACGCCTAACACCTCGATTATATCACTTGATCGCTCGACTATGCCACCCCCCCTTCAGGTTGGGTGGTTTTTTATGCCCCGCAACCCGCACTCCCATAGTGATTGGAGGAACATGTTCACGAGATTAGAAATGAACAGGCATCGAAACCTGGTATTTGCACTGCCGGACTCGCCGCAAGGCGGCAGCGACAAGAACGCAGCCGACATTAGCGGCGAAACCGGTCAGCCTTCTCAGCCAAGCGAAAGCAAGGAAGATGCGACCAAGGCGGAAGAGACGGCTGCCGACTCTGACAGTGAAACCGCTCAAGCACCAGAAGCTGACGAGCCCGAAGACGGCGCGAATGAACCGCGCGAGCAGGCCACAGAAACCACTCCCGAACAGGCAGTCGACTACCAGGCCCTGCAGGACAAGAACAGTGCGCTCGCGGAGGAAGTCGAGCAGTTGAAAGCGCAGATCGCGCGGTTCGAGACCGAACACCAGTGCGCCGCGTGGCGCGCGGAAATCTCCAAAGAAACCGGCGTTCCCGCTGAGGCGTTACGCGGGGGAACGCGCGAGGAAATCGAAGCGCACGCCAAGGTGCTCGCTGAACTCCTCAAACCACGACCAGTTGTACGCGGCGCAGGCTCTCAGCCGGAGTCCCCGCGTCGAAGTGTGGAACTGGAAACCGCTAACCGCCTACTGGGTATTAACAATTAGAAAGGACTCCCATCATGGCACTGACAACAAGCAAGATCGCCCTCCCCAAGGAGGTTGTCGCTTCTATTGCGACAAAGACTAAGGACGATTCCGTCATCGCGAAACTCTCCCCTTCCGAACCTCAGCTGTTTGCTGACAAGGAATACCTCGTGTTCAACGGGGCGTCTGAAGCGGAGATTGTTTCCGAGGGCGCAAAGAAAGGCTCTTACGAGCAGGAACTGTCCACTGTTGCCGCGAAGCGTCACAAGCTCGTGACGACCACTCGCGTGACCGACGAGCTTAAGTGGGCTGACGAGGACGATCGCCTGGAGATCATCTCGAAGATCCAGGAAGACCAGTCAAAGGCCATTGGCCGCGCCCTGGACTACATCGTTTTCCACGCGTTCAACCCCAAGCCCAAGACCCCGATTGACGGTGCGACAGGCCTGGCAACATCCGGCGTGCAGGTGACGTCTTCAGGCAAGCCGGTCAATGACATTGACCTTTTGGCAGACGCAGTGGTTGACGAGTACGACATTAACGGCGTGGCCTTGTCGAAGACGTGGGCGTCAATGCTGCGCAAAGAACGAGTCGCAGCCACTGGCCAGCGCTTGTTCCCTGAGATTCCGCTTAACCTGAATGCCGGGTATTTGGATTCGATTCCTGCAGCCACGTCAGGCACTGTGAACGGTCGCCTGATCACTCCCGAGACCGGCGTGCTGGCAATCATGGGTGACTTCAACATGATCCGCTGGGGTTTGGTGCGCGACGTGTACTCCGAGATCATCGAATACGGTGATCCTGACTCCACGGGCATGGACCTGAAGGGCTACAACCAGATCGCCTATCGCACTGAATGCGTGCTGACGACCGCTGTTGTTGACCCGCATGCGTTTGCAGTGCTCAAGGCCAAGGCGTCGGGCGCGCGCGGCTGAAAAAGGTGATGACGCATGAGTAAGGATGCCACCGTGGTTGTCACTGTTGGAGAGCTGGAATCACGGTGGCACCCACTCTTGGGAGATGAGCAGAAGCAGGCAGAAAAACTGCTGGCCGACGCTGTGGACGTGATTAAGGCCGAATGCTCCCACTGGGGGACCCTGCCGGAAGAGCGCGTGGTTCGTGTTGCCTGCCAGATGGTGAAACGAGCCATGCTGGCAGGCGACTGGGCGGGGATCACTCAGCGGTCTGAAACAGACGGCCCGTTCACGGAGTCATTCACGTTTTCTAACGCTGACGGCGACCTGTATTTGACGAGGAGTGAACGCAAGGCTCTTGGTATTGCAGGCCAGCGCGCGTTCTTCGTTGACATGGCAGACGGGAGACCGCGCGGTGAGTGAAGTCGTGGAATTCTTCCGGCCTACCAGTGAGGGGCGCACAACGCCTGTGTTGAGTACTAGCGCGCTCGTCGCACCAGTGTCACGCACAGACCAGGATACGCCGGTCTCTACTGGCGTGACTGTCGCGTACGACATTTACGCGCGGTCGCGTACACCAACCGGCGTGCGTGAGGGCGATGTTGCGGTGGTGCGCGGGCAGCGCCTCCTCGTCGTGAGCGAGCCTGCCGTGTGGCACCGCAAACGCGGTGGCGGGCACGTCGGTGACGTGATCAGCGTCGGTTGGAAGAAGGGCTGAGCGGTGGGGCGAACAAAGTTTGTTTTCAACCGCCGCGAGTTCTCCCAGCAGGTGTTGAAGAGCCGCGCGATTCAACGCAAGTGTCACGAGGGGCTGGAAGTAGCCAGCGGCGGGCGCTCCTACGTGTTCGTGCGTGATCAAACCCAAGGCAAGACGAGAAACGGGGCTGTAGCCATCACGAACGCTGGCAACCGTGGCGTCCTGCAAGAAATTCTCGCGAATACGAGGGTCACATGATTCCCTATGTTTCAACACGCAAGCTGGCTCACGAGCTTGTCGCCCTGCTTGGCAAGCGGCTCGACGGCGTGATGGTCGCTGAGCATACTCCGCGCCTTGACGCGCCATACAAGCTGCTCGTCATTGAGCCTGTCCCCTCCAGCAGCATCACCGCTGTGACTCGGTATGTGCGTCTCCAGCTCACAGTCTCGGTCATCACGGAAGCGCTGACCGGTGACTTTAACGAGGCTGCTGAAATCTTCGACGACGCGTGCAATGTCCTTGCAGCCTGCCCTGGCAGGATCGTGCACTGCGAAGTCGATTCTGGCCCCATTCGCACGCCCGACAGTAACGGTGCGATAGCAGCGTACGGGGTTCTTCTACTACACGTGACCAACTAACCCGTCTATTGAAAGGACATGACAATGTCTGAAACTGATTACATCACTGAGATGAATGATGCTGACCGCGCGAAAGTCATCAAGCAGTACGCACTGTTCCTGTTCCCTAAGGGCACTCTCACCGGGAGCACAGTCCCCACGTCGAAGAAGTGGACCCCGCCCGCGGGGAAAGAGCCCATCGGCTATTCCACTGAAGACGGGGCTGTCCTACACCCCGAGTCAGGTGAGGAAACAGAGCTGAAGGGGCATAACGGGGACGTGATTGTCTCCGAATCGACTGGCGGGTATTGGACGCTGCAACTGGCTGGCGTGGAGTGCCGTCGTGAGGTCGCTGCCGCATATTTCGGCGTGCAGGCTGATAGTGAGGGCGCGATCCATGTTGATGACGCGTCCAACTCTGCTGAGTGGGAACTTGTGCTCGCCGCTCTCGACCACAAGGGGCGTCCGATGGTGCTGTACGTGCCGTCTTCCAGCGTCGGTGATCGTGATGACGTGTCGTTGAAGTACACGGAAATGATTTCGATGAGCTTGACGTTCAAGATGAAGCGCCTGCCGGGCAAGCACATGTTCTCCCTGTTCGGCTTCGTTGAAGATGGTGCAACAGGCACACCATCAGCTGCTTCTACTGGCAGTGAGGAAAAGTGATGGCAGAGACGACTTACACGCCTGTCGAGGTCGCCCTCGACACGACCGACGAGCTGGAAGACGTCCACCTGGACGTCCTGGGAGTGAAACTGGACCTGCCTAACTTGAACTCGTCGAACCTGCCTATCGAGCTCGTGCAGGCCGTGTTCCTCGCGAAGTCGAAGCCGCTGCGCAGTGAGGCGGATGATGCGCATATTACCAGCGTGTTTCTCGCGTACTTCGAGGCAATGCAACCCAACTTTTGGAACGCGTTGCGCACGAGCGACAACCCGCTGGCCTACTTGGCTGCGACCGTGCAGACGTGGGCGGAGCAGTCCGAGTTGGACCCAAAAGCGCTTTCCTCCTCGTTCTCTACCAGGACCACAGGCACGCGCTGACAGTCGATTGGCTGGCAGCGTTCGGCCTCGTGTGGCAGCCATTGCGGTGGGACGAATGGGCTCATGGGAAAAACCGGTGCGCGATCAGTTTTGGTGGCGCGTGGGAAGCCACCAGGCAGATTCTCATGGACCATTCGTCCCACTCGTGGACGGCTCTTACCGGCGCGTGGTACATCCCAACGGGCGCGGAAGCAGTGTTCTGGTATCAGGCAGCGGCAGAAAAACGTATCAAAGGAAGGCCCGTGTCATACAGGCCGTGGCTAGAAACGCGCCTTGACCCGTTCGCCCGGGTGAAAAGCATGAAAGTCAGCGCGGAAACGCTGCAGGCGCGCGAACGTTTGCATGAGGTTTTCAACTTCTAGAGAGACAGGGGGGTTGGTGTAGGTGGCTCAAGATGTCGGCACCGTATACGTGCAGGTAGTCCCCTCAGGCAGGGGCTTCGGCAAGTCGATTGAGGGCACGGTCGACCAGTCCGTGCAGCGCGGCTCCAAGACCGGGTTCTCCGGGCTGGCCAAGCGTGCTGGCGGAGCGTTCAAGACCGTTGGCAGTTTGGGGCTTGGCGCTATTACCGCTATCGGCGGTGGGCTGGCTGGGCTTGCAGGCAAAGGCGGTTTTGAGCGCGCGCTGAACATTGAGCGGGCGCAAGCCAAGCTGAAAGGCTTAGGGCACGACACCAATTCCGTGTCAACCATCATGAAAAGCGCGTTGGACTCCGTGAAAGGCACCGCCTACGGGCTGGGTGACGCGGCAACAGTGGCGGCCTCACTGTCCGCCGCAGGCGTGCAGTCCGGCGCGCACATGACGAAAGTTCTCAAAACTGTTGCCGACACGGCGCAAATCTCAGGCCGCTCCCTGAACGACATTGGCACGATCTTCGGGTCGGTCGCTGCGCGCGGAAAACTCCAAGGCGACGACATGCTCCAACTCATGTCCTCCGGGATCCCTGTCCTCGCCATGCTCGGAAAGCACCTGGGCAAGACGTCCGGGGAAATCTCCGACATGGTCAGCAAGGGGCAGATCGACTTCCAGACGTTCGCTGACGCTATGGAAGAAGGCATGGGCGGTGCCGCTCTCAAGGCCGGTGAAACATTCGACGGCGCCATGGCGAACGTGCGAGCAGCCCTATCCCGCACTGGCGAGAAGTTCGCAACCCCAGTCATGAACGGGCTAAGAGACCTGGCAAACAAGGCGATCCCTGTCATCGATAACCTCACCGGAGCGCTCCAACCATTGGTCGACGGGTTTGGCGACAAGCTCGCTCAGGCTGTGGAGTGGGCGTCAGGAAAGCTTGACGCGTTCAACCAGTCTCTCGAAGATGGGTCATTCAACGCCGGGGAAGTTGCTGGGAGACTGGCTCAGGCTGCTGGCGGGTTCGCCGCGCTCACGTTCGGTGGAGACATCTTGAAGAATGCTCCCTCGTGGTCGAAAATGTTCAGCCCGCTCGATGACATTCCCGGCAGGCTGTCGACCAGCACCCAGTCAATCGGAGACGCGCTCTCCTCGTTCAGTGAGGACCTGTCAGTGCGCTGGCAGTACGTCAAGGACGCTTTCTCCCATGTTGGCGACATTGGCAAAGACCTATTCAAAGTCGACGCTATCAAGCAGGCTCTGGCGGATAAGGGAAGTCAGATCGGTGAAGCGCTCAAAGGCATCGGCGGGAAAGCCAGTGAAGCCGTCTCAGGGCTTACAGGCAAGATCACCGGCGCGATTTCACCACTAGGCGAGAAGATTAGCGGCGCGTTCTCCCCCATCACCAGTAAGATCAGTGACTTCGGCGGGAAGATCGGTTCAGCCCTGAGCCCTGTTAAGGACTCTCTCGCAAGCGCGTTCGGCGGGCTCGGCGAGGGGCTGCAAGGCCCCCTCGAAAAAGTTGGCGGCGTTATTGGGGACTTCTTCAAGCCAGGCCGCTTCCTCAAGTTCCTTTCATTCGGAACGCTCGCTGCTGGCTTGGTGGCTGGTCTTGGCGCGGTTGTCTCCAATGGAGGGGCTGAGCTGTTCGGCCAGATCAACCAGTTCGCCGCGCAACTGCCCGCAATGGTGCAAGGATTCGTCTCCCAGCTGGTGGCGAACATTCCGATGTTCATTCAGACCGGCACGCAGGTTATTACGACACTGCTGGAAGCGATCATCAGTGCGCTCCCCACTCTCTTGTCTGGCGCGGGGCAGATCATTCAGTCACTGGTCACTGGCCTGTCGGCAGCGCTGCCCACGCTAATTCCGCTCGCAGTGCAGGCAGTGTTGACTCTCGTGCTGGGCTTGGTCCAGCAGATCCCGTTGCTCATCCAGTCTGGGCTCACGCTTCTGAAAGGCCTCGTTGATGGCGTGCTCAGTGCGCTCCCTATGCTCATTGAGATGCTCCCGCAGATCATTAACACGCTGATTACTGGCATTGTGGAAGCGCTCCCGATGATCATTCAGACAGGCGTGGAGCTGTTGACCGCGCTGATTAACGGGATCGTGACTGCTATTCCCATGCTGATCGGAATGCTCCCGCAAGTCATCAACACGACTGTTACGACGTTGATCGATAATCTTCCACTGATTATTAACGCTGGTATTCAGTTGTTGACCGCGCTGATTTCTGGTCTCGTGCAAGCGATCCCCGCGCTGATCTCGATGGTTCCGCAAATCATTACGACCATTGTGACAGTGCTTGCCCAGAACTTCCCGCGTCTTCTGCAGGCCGGTATTCAGGCCATTGGGCAGATCATCAGTGGCTTGGTGAACGCGCTGCCTGGAGTGCTCAGCAAGGCGAAAGAGATTCCGTCGATGCTCATGAATGGGATTGGGAATGCTGGGCGGATGCTCTTTGACTCTGGTAAAGCGATCATCAGCGGCCTGATCGATGGTATCGGCAGCATGGTCAGCGGAGTGAAGAACGCGGTGTCGAACGTGCTGTCTGCGGCGCGTAACCTCCTGCCGTTCTCCCCCGCGAAAGAGGGACCGTTCTCCGGTAGAGGGTGGACTCTGTACTCTGGCCGATCAATCGTTGAAGCGCTTGCGACTGGCGTCACGCAGCGGTCGAAAGTGTTCACTGACGCGGTGGAGTCAACGCTTGCCGACGGTAGGCAGCGGATCGCCTCATCGGGCGAGTTTGGGCGCGGGTTTAGTCAGGCGCTGAAAGCCGGGTGGGACGACGCGCAGCGCGGATTCACTCCCCAATCGTTGAGCTTCCACGCGTCCGGAGCATTGGCATCCGTCATGAATGTTGCTGGCCAGCAGGCTGACGTGGTGGAGCAGTTGCGCGCGCTCCGAGAGGAAATGCCGGTCAACATTGCCAGGTACACGCCGGTGATGAGCGCGCGCGACCTCGCGAGAATCAAATAATGCAGGAGGGTTTAGGTGGAGTCAATCAAGTTGACGTTCGGAACCGCGTTTAACCCTGAGGTTTTCAGCCTGTCGGGCGATCAAGGCCTGTACGCGCAAACCGCAACCACGATACGCGGATACGCTTCCGACTACGAGCTCACAGGTCATGGAATCTCCGCACTAACGCGGCCAGCACGAGAAATCCAACTGGAAGTGAAAACACACGCGGAGCAGGGAGTGCGTTCGCTCAAGCGGTTGATGCGCGCCGCTTCAACCCAGCTTGACGAGGCTCCCGCTCTGGTCACGATTGACAGGTGGATGCAGCACTGCCAGATCCCCACCATTGAGGTCACCGAAGTCACCCCACGGTTTTCGACCGCCACCCTGACACTCGCCCTTCTTGACGGCTGGTGGATGCTGGAAGGGGAAACCGTGTCGATCGTCCGCACTGAGCAAACTGACGTGGCGCTCGACCACGACTATGACCACGAGTATGACCTCGCTGGTGTCGCCTCCATCGAACGGATTGGGGCGGATGAAAACACTCTAGATGCTGTCGATGTGCTCATGAGGCTGCGTATCTTCGGGCCGTGCGCAAACCCGACGGTACAGATCGGGGACAACCGGTTCCAGGTCATGACGGAAGTCCCTGCGGACGGATATCTGACGGTCGACCCGCTTTCACGAACGGTGCTGGTTACCGCGTCTAACGGTGTGGAAACGGACGTTTTCCCGAAAGCTGTTAGAGGAGAAGGGTTGGATCGCGGTGAGTACATTTTCCAGCCGCTTCCACCGCGAGCACTCGAAGTGTCGTACCCGGGCGCGTTTGATTTTGACGTGACACCGATTTATCGGAGGCAGCACGCATGGTGACGTATCGCGAAACTGTCCCCCTCGTTGTCGCATCCCAGCAGCTCACCCCGATCATGGAGTTGACACAGTACACGCTGGATCTTGCCTACGGGACGTCAGAAAACAACTTCGAACTGACAACTGGTGTTCACCTACCTGCCGGGAGTCTGGTGTGGATGGATGGCACGCCTTACGGCGGGATTATCGACCAGGTGAAAACGTCAACAAGCACGCCAGGAATGTACGAGTATGCGGGGAGAACGTGGACAGGCGTGCTGGAGACGCGCATCATTGCGCCGCCCATGGGTGCCGACTATTTGACCCTTTCAGGAGACGTCGCAGCTATTGTCAGGAAACTGGTTGACACGGCTGGCCTGTCCAGCCTCCTAACCGTGAGTACAGCACCTGTTGGGCGGTCTGTGTCCGCCTGGCAGTTCGACCGGTACATCACGCTGCACGCAGGAATCCAGAAGCTGCTGGACCGCACGTCAACAAAGCTCGTTATCATGTGCGCGGACAACCAGGTGAGCCTGACTGTGAAGCCGTCTGCTATTCATCAGGTGGTGAGTGAGCGCGCACGGTTCACCGCCGCACATGACAGTGCTGGTGTCAACCATTTAATCGGCCTTGGTAAAGGCGAGCTCAGGGCACGCGAAATTGTTCACCGCTATGCGGACGCTAACGGTAAGGTGTCCGCGCGGCAGAGCCTGACTGGCATACGCGAAGTGCAAGCAACCTACGAACTGTCGAACAAGAGCGGCGCAGAACTGACTGCTGGCGTGGAGAAGAAACTCGCAGAGTTGGCTGGCGGCGCGACTAGCGTTGATCTGGAGATCATCGGGGACGCCGCTGACATTGATGTGGGCGACACTGTGACCGCTACCGATGATGCGACGGGTATCCGTGCTACTGCCCGCGTGGTCAAGAAAATCGTGAAAGTGTCCAATAGTGGTGTCATCACCGTGTCCGTGGACGTCGGCGAAGGCGAATCAGCTCAATCTTCCACAACCAGAAGCGACGGTAGCGGTGAGCGGGCAGGAAGCGTCTCATACACGGCTGGCCGAGGCATCACAATCACTGGGAACCGCATCGACGCGGACGTAGCTGCAGCCGATTTGAAAAATCTGAAAGGCGACAAGGGCGACCCCGGCAGCGCTGCGTCAATCGAAATCGGGGCGACAACCACAGGCCCTGCTGGGTCTGACGCATACGTCGAAAACGTGGGGTCAGCAACATCAGCAGTCCTACGCTTCACAATCCCGACAGGCCCGCAAGGCCCCACAGGTGCGCGCGGCCCCGTAGGCCCACGTGGTGGTACAGGTCCTGTAGGACCGCAAGGCCCTCAAGGCGATCCGGGGCCGCAAGGTCCTCCTGGTGATGCCAGCGACACGGCAACCATTTTCACAGCCTGCTACCCGGTGGGCGCGCTATTCCACACGACTCGAAACACTAATCCGTCAACGTACGCGCCCGGAACCGCGTGGAGCTTGCGCGACTCGCTGAACGGGTTTCTATGGGAAAGGAGAAGCTAATGCGCACGACTGACCTTACGCGCTACACATGTGACCGCTGCCAGACAAGTGCGATTATCGCGAAGGGGGATCCTGCGAAAAACTGGCATGACATTCGCCGGTGGGATGCTGCTGACGTGGAGTCCTACAAGCTGCTGTGCGAGGCGTGCTTCAAGGCGTGGAAACCGCTGCAGCAGCGGCATGACATCGAGTTCCAACAGTTTATGACCACGGTGAGCATTGAAGGAGAGTGATCATTATGGCAATGGAGCTAGTGACCGGAAAAGCTGGTGTCCCGCATATCTCATCTGAAGACATCGGCGCGTACCAGGCAGCAGTGTCAGGAACCGGCGTTATCCAGTTGCAAAACTACAATGGCACGTTCCCCGAGGTGACCTTACAGAACGCGAACAAGGTGACTGTCCCACCGATGATGCTCCTGCTGGACGGGCGGTTCGTACGTATTACTGCTGCGGAGACTGTGACGATCCAGTCGGGCTCGTCGGGCTATAAGCGTCGAGACTTGATTTGCGTACGCTATTCGCGCGACTCCAGTAGCGGCGTCGAATCAGTCACGTTGACTGCCGTGCGGGGAACGTCAACCAGTGGAACGCCTTCAACTCCGTCTGTATCTGGCTCGATCATCAGGGGATCTAGCGTTGCGACGTACCCTATTGCGAGCGTGGACATCGACGGGATCACGCCAAAACAGCCAGTCATGCTGGTGCAGAAGATTCCTTCTACAGGGGACGTTCTTACGCAGATCGATGCTCTGAGTCCGCAGCGTAGTGAAGTGAGTGTTGGCGGAGCATGGAAGAGCGACCCGGGTTTAGGTGGATTCACCATTCATAAGACTGGAGACCACGTGGTCTTCCAGGGCGCGCTGCGTCTCGTCAACGGGTGGGACGGCAAGGGGACAAGCCTCATTTGCAATCTCGCCAGTGAGTTTTGGCCGAAAAAAGACCAAGTTTTCGCAATGGCGAACCGAGTGGGAACAGTGTACGTGCGCTCAGGCGGCCAGTTTGAGGTACATGGCGGAGATTCGGCATGGACAAAATGGGACTACATCCCACTCAACATGATCAGCTATTGGACGGATTAGCAGAACTGAAGAACAAGAAAACGGAGCCCGACAGTCACTGTCTGCCGGGCTTTTCTCATGCCCATTTTTGAGGAGGAAAAAGGTGGACGGACAAGAAGAATTCGACGCGCTCATGGAGCACGGTGACACGGCGAATGACACTCCCGCAGACACTGCTGAGATCGTGGAGGTGGAATACTGATGGCAACCGCACTACAGGTTCTCGCCACCGCGTCCGGCGAGGTCGGATACTGGCGTTTTGGTGACCCTCTGGAGGGCACGAAGTACGGGCGGGCATTCGCTGCCCGTCACGGCGACTACTATGGGGCGAGCGGTGTCCCCTACTGCGCAATGTTCATAACCTACTGCCTGCGCGCAAACGGGATTACGGACTTCGACTACGCGTACGTGCCGTACATGATCGTGGAGGCGCGCCGACGCGGCTGGCTGGTTGGTGTCACTCAGGCGCGGGCTGGGGACATTGTCTGCTTCGACTGGGATTCCGATGGCGTGGCTGACCACGTGGGCTTTTGCGAAATCCCCTACTCCTACAAGATGCAGACCATTGAGGGCAATACTGATGGCGGGCGCGTCAAGCGTCGTGTACGCGATCACTCTGTGATTATTGCCGTGATCCGCCCCAATTATTCGGGTGCGGCGCGTCCGGTGGTGCCCGCTGGAACTCTCGCAGTGGACGGTGACTGGGGCATGGCGACTACGCGCGCCTTGCAGCGTATTAATGGCACGCCGATCGACGGGATTATCTCCAGTCAGTATGCGCCGAACATGCAGTATCTCCCGGCCTGCGCGTGGGCTGGCAGTGGCTGGCAGTGGGAGGGCGAGAGCGCCCAGGGCAGCCAGCTCATCGCACGAATGCAAAAAACCTTCCGCACAACGCCTGACGGGATCGCGGGACCGGCTTTCGCCCGTGGGCTGCAGCGCTACTACAAAGTGAGCGTGGACGGGTATATCGGTGCCGACTCTGTGCGCGCCATGCAGCGCGCTATCAACCGACAACTAGGGAGGAAATGATGTTGGGTATTGAATTTGACCCACTCATCACGTGTGGGCTGGTTGGTTTTGTGTGGCCGCTGGTGCAGGCTGTTTTCGACCGCCCTGAATGGACGGCCAACCGGCGACGGCTGATCGTCCTGATCGCGGGCGTGCTGCTGGGTGTCGTGATCTGGCTGGCAGGCGTGTACCCCGCGTCATGGCGCATCTTCTGCACGCAGGCCGGTGTCGTGATCGGCGCGGCTAGTGCAGCGTTCACGGTACTCAAGCAGGTTGGTGTGATCGACTGGGTGGGACGTGTCACGCCTGGCGGGGAACCCTACCAGCCCAAGCACCTCACCAAAGACGAGGACGGGGGTCGCGTATGAGTGGAAGCGTCACGCCAGACACCATAGCCGTCGCACTCAGCGCGCCCGAAGTCGGCGCAGGGCTGATCGCCCTCATCGTCGCCCTCCTCGGTGGCATCACCGCCATCGTGCGTGTCATCACCAAGAAATTTGAGGACCGTCTCACCGGCATCGCGAGAACGGCAGACGCGACTCACGACCAGGTAGCGAATAATCACGACATGAATCTCAGGGACGATTTGGACCGTATTAGCGCCGACTTTCAGTCTTTTTCTGCTCAGGTCATGCAGCAGCTCAGCGAGATCAAAGCGTCGCTGTCTGATCAGGATCGACGGGCGCGGGAGGCTCAGCACGAGCAGCACCAGCGTGACGCGCAAAGCGAAGAACGCGTCCTCGGCATCCGGCAAGACCTCCGGGCTGCCACTGAGAACGCTGTCCGTGAGCGCGAACTCCTGCACTCTCGCGTGAATGAGACGAAGCAGGAAGTCAGAGACCTCGCCAGTGATACGAAGAAACGGTTTACCGAGGTTGATGAGACGGTGCGGAAACTGCACCCCGACATGAACAAGTAACACACGGCACGCACGTAGAGCAGCGCCACCCACGGGATGACATTTCCCGGCGGGTGGCGCTGTTCTTTTTTGTGTGTCTTAGTGCAGGTCGGTTCGCGCTCCACGCCCTGGACGGTTCGCCTGCCATCGGTCGATCGTTTCTGGCAGCCAGCCGCGTGCCGACCCAGTGCCTTCACCGATGAGTGCGTCCGGCGGGGGCGTCAGGCCTTTAGCGACGTATGACTGCCATGTTCCAGGAGCGATGCAGGCAGCGCCTACTTATCCAGCTTTTCCACCATCCTGTCCACAGCCGACGCCACACGATCAAAATCACTCAGCTGATATTTCAGCACGGTCTCGATCTGTGTATGCCCAGGCAGATCCATCAGCTCCTTGAGCGACGCGCCCGCTCGGCCGAGATTGGTCAGGCACGTGTGCTTCAGGTCGTACAGCTCTGCATCTTGCAGGCCGATCGCGTCCAGTGCTTTCCTCACGCGGCCGCTCACATGCTTGTCCGACGCCGGTTCGCTGAGATCAGTGGGCGACGGGAAAACCCACTCGTTTTCATTCAGATCTTCGATGAGCAGTGTGAGCACGTCAATCAGGGGAGCGGGCAGCGGTGCCCATCTGCCGCGCCGCGTCTTCGTCGGCCCCTCCACAGTCTCACCGTTCTCCCCACGCTGCATCCCACTGCCATACCAGATGCGCTTACGCTCCAGATCAATATCGCGCTTACGTAGAGCACGCGCCTCAGACGGCCTGCACGCCGTGTAATACACCAGAGCAGCTATCCCCGCATACACGGGCATGTCGCACGCCTGCAGCTGTTCATACAGCGCCTCGTACTCCACATGCGTGAAATAGTGCTGCTGGCGCTTGTGGTCACTCTGAGTGACTTTCCCTCCGGCTTTGACGTGGCACGGACTGGCATCCAGATAGCCCTGCTCAACCGCACTGTTCATCATCGAGGACAGTACACGGTACGCGTTCGCCTTGGTCGACGCCGACATGCCTTGAGCAGCCTTCTTGTACCACTCGTCGACGTCGGCACGCGTGATGCTCACGAGCTTCTCCCCTCCCAATGCAGGGAGGACGTGGCGTTCGAGAGACGACTTGTAGGACCTGACCGTGTTCGCAGAGATGCGCCCATCTTTCTGCTTCGCGCGCCACTGATCGAGCCACGCCTCAGAAAACTCTCGGACCGTTATCGACTCAACTTCCTCACGAGCCGCTTCTGCTTCACGCTTCTGAGCTTTCTGCCTGGGAGACAGATACGTCCCCTCGACGAGCTCTTCCTTCATGTGCCAGGAGCGCTCGCGGGCTTTGGTCAGCGTCAGGAATCCGCCCTCGATGTATTTCTTGCCTCGGTATTGGACGATGGCTTTGTAGCGCGTGCCGCTGCCCGTGGAGTATTTGACAACTCTGCCTATTCCCGACCTACCAGCCATTGCCAGATCCTGTTCTCTAGGTTCTTTCTCAGGTTCTATAAAAACGTATATTAACGTACATCAACGTACATCAACGTATATTCGCCACCCGGGCTTTTCCCCGCAATACCAACGAAAAACCCCACCGTTTCAACAAAACAGCGGGGCATCTGCGGAGGATGGGGGAACCTACTCACCCCACGCAACTATGCAGGTCAAGACCATGTTTTGCGAAATCGTCATTTTGTAGGTTCTATACAGGTTCTCACCATGCCCAAATAATCCCGATACGCGCGTACAAGATGATGGTGGTCACCTATTCTTGAACCTGTGTATGTATTTATTGATGACTCCGGGGACGCAGGGGTGAAATTCAACCGTGGGTCTTCAACGCATCTTGTCATGGCTGCATGCGTCGTTCCCAACGACAGCGCGCTCATAGATATACAACGCGTCATGTCCAGAATGCCACGCCATCTTAAGACAGCAGGCGAATTCAAGCACTCCAAAATGAAAGCCAGCCATAAGGAAGAATTTTTCAGGGCACTCGAATCGATGAACTTCCATGTTCGTACGATTATCGTCGACAAGCGAGAATTAAAAAGCGGTTTCTTACGTGAACATGCCAACGAAATGAAGTCGTACTTCATCAAACAGCTTCTCACTCACACATGGGGACAGATCGAGAACGCGCAGATACTCATTGATGGGGCAGACTTACGAGCTTTCGGTGTGAAAAGCACGCAGTACTTGCTCTCTCAAATCAATAGTGAAGAAGTGCCAGTGGCCTTGGAAATCGCCTGCAGAGATTCCAAGGAAGAATTAGGTCTCCAGCTAGCTGACATGGTGGCAGGCACGATCATGTCTGGCATCACCAAAGGTATCAAAGTAACAAAAACAGAGTCCTGGCAACAGGTGCGCAAACGGGCCTACCATCCAAAAGGGAACTGGTGGATTTTCAGGGATAAGAAAACGGCCTAGCCGTGCGCTTGGCACGGCACGCCACCATACGGAGACTGTTCGACCGCTTTCATTACCGATTCTAGGATATCTCGTGAGCATCCGTCGAGGGGTTGCTTTTGGTTTCTTGTCCGCTCGTGTGAGCTCCTGTAGTGCTGGGTGGTACAGTTTTTGTGTCGGTGATAAGTCTTCCGGAGGTGGACTTCCCCTTATGCGGGATAGCCGACTTCCCTTATTCCATTTGAAGAGCCTGCGCCGTGAGGTTCGCACTGCTCCCGCTCCAGTACTCGCCGGTATGCTTGGACGGCTTTCCTGGGCACGTCGAGTTCGATGGCGAGGGCGCGCGTGTTCCACCCGTATTGGGTTTCCGCCCACATGTAGTCGACGCGGTCGATCATGAGGCAGGCTGTTTCTTCATCGACGCGGCGTTCCACTTTTTCGTCTTGGTGGCCGTCGTGCTTGTTGTTCACGTGGATTGATTCGTGAATGAGTGCGAATAGTCGCTGCGATGAGGACAGTCCCGTGTGGATGGCGACGAGGCTGCGTGTCAGGGAGTATGCGCCCCACAAGCCGCCTGACAGGTCGGCGTCGATGACGCGCACGCCTTGCCGTTCGATCCAGTCGATCACGCTAGTCTCGCTCACCCTCATGTTCACGGGCAGCATGGTAACGGTCGCCATGTGCATTTCAGTCCCACTCCGGGTATTGGTCCGCGTCTTCCTCGCCGTCTCGAAGCTGCGAGGCGGCGTACCGTTGTTCTGCCAGCATCGCGTCTGCCTCACGCTGGTTTTCCTGCCTGCTGGTGGCGGGGAATCGCAGGACGTTACTGGGCGCGGCTTCGAGCGCATCCTCAGCCTGACGCATCACACGCCACGGGGTAAGACCAAGAGCCTTTGCGATTCCCTCAAATTCCGATAGGTATGTTGCTCGGCTTCCTGCAAATGTCTTCAAGATTGTTGTCCGCGCAACCCCGACTTTCTCCGCAAGCTCGCCGTGAGTCATCTTCGACTGCTCGAATGAGTCTCGAAGAATGGTGATAGCTCTCTGCTCAACTTCTGTCATCTCTGCAGGTTTTCTAGCCATAACCTAAGTGTTCCAAATAGACACACCCACGTCAATAACTTGACATAGTTCTATTTGGAACTTACTCTTACCTCAAGAGTTCTAAATAGAACAGGAGGAAGGGATGGATGTAGCCCTTGAAATCAAAGCCGAAGCGGCGCGGCAGCAGATCACGCTCGAAGAAGTAGCGCGTCGGATGAGTTCCTACCCCGAAAGGCTCTCCAGAGCGTTTAGCGGGGAACGGGAGCTCAAGGCTTCAGAGATTGTCGATGCCGCAAGCGCTCTCGGTATGCGCGCATCCGAGCTGCTGCGTCGGGCTGAGGAAGCGGAAAAAAGAGATGAATGAGAAGCCTATGGGGGCTATCCGTATTAGCGGGAATAGCCCAACTTTGTTCTACGACAAGGACGGTAACGAATATCCGCTTACTGACCGGCCAGTAGTCCTTGAACACGCTGGTATGGGCGTCTGGTATCTCACTGTGACGCTCTTCTGTCAGGACGCTGAGGTACTAGCCCACGCCATTGATCGTGACGACCATCAGGCCAAATAAGTAGCGGCCTTCCTACTAGCACTAGGAAGGCCGCCCAGAAAGGAAAACAAATGAACCAGGAAGTTCTCCTTGTTCTCAAGGATATCAGGAAGCGAGGCGGATGGCGATGACCGCTATCACTGGGATTCACCCGTATGCGGATCAGTTTCCTATGTTGCCGCAAGCCGAGTTGGAGGAGTTGGCGCAGTCGATTCGTGACAGTGGGTTGCGTCAGCCGATCGTGGTCACGGTGGACGGTTTGATTCTGGACGGTAGGAACCGGTTCCGCGCGTGCCGCATGGCTGGTGTTGAGCCTGACACCGTGGTGTATGAGGGCGCTGACTTGGCGGAGTACGTGTTGGACGCGAATATCACGCGCCGCAACATGACTACTGGTCAGCGCGCTATGGCAACAGCCCTCGTGCTGGAAGCAGACGGCAGAAGAACAAACGGCAGGTGGAAACGCGGCAGCATAGATATTTTGGGAACCCAAAATAGCGAAAACAACTGGCGTTACGTTCTTGCACAAGCCGGAACTGTTCTTGATTACTCGCCTGCGCTGGCTGGCCGCGTCCTGGACGGCACACTCGCCCTCGACGCAGCCTACAAAGAAGCCAACGAAATCAAGCAGTCCGAAGAACGCGACAAGATCATGGCGCGCGAACAAGCCCGCCGCCAGCGTGAAGAAGAAGCCGCCGAAGCCGAACACAACGCGCGCATCGTCACCGACCTGACGCAAGCAGGCTCCAAATACGTCGCCCTCATCGAGGACGGCACCATGACCCCGCGCGCCGCGTGGAGCGCACACCGTGAGGACACGCGCAAACAACGCGAACACCAAGAAAAACTCGCACGCGGCTGGCGAGACACCAACCGGCACATCACAGAAGCCGTCGCCATGCTGCAAGGCGGCGCTGAGCAAGCCGAAATCTTCTTCAACGACGCATACCCACACGAAGCCGACACCGTGGCCGAACCCCTGCGCCTGACCATCAGCAACACGCAACAGGCCATCGACTTCCTCACCTACCTGAACGAAAGGCTCCCACGATGAACCCCCAACTCAAAGACAGTGTCATCAACCTATACGACCAGTACATGAACCAGGCGGGCGGCAAACTCAAATATGAGGACGTGCGAGAAAAACTCGTGCCAGACATGGTGAACCTGCTCCAACAGCGCGACCGAGACCTCGAAACCGAAGCGCGCACACTCATTAAAACAGCGCTCGACTCCACGCGGCGCACCAGGTCAAACAGCATGCGCAAAAGCCTGGAAGACATTCTGGGGCATCTCAGTGACCCTGAGGAAGCAGCGCTCAGCGTGCAGCCGATCATGGAGTGCGCGTTCCCCCTGGGAGACGGGCAGGACATGACACTGCGGTACTGGAAGATTGAGGACTTTTTCGATTCGCTTGTGGTGCGCTACAGGGAAGCCGCAGCATCCACCGAAGCAGCCAAACAGTATGACGAGGCAGTGTCAGCACTGACAGCCCTCATGCGGTCTACGGGGGCGCGCACAGTAGGCGACCTCATCACTGAGGAGGTCTCACTGTGAAGTCGTTTGATACTCCTCGCCCCGCTGGGTGGCGTGAAGCCGAACAGGTCCAGCGCCTATTCCATGCCGCGAACCCGCCGACAAGGAGGCAAGTAGCACGCGCGCTCGACAACCTGGCACGCAAATACGACCTACAAGTCCAAACGCGGAAACATCATTGTTCTTCCTTCCCGGTAGGCGAATGTTCCGGCGACAACAACCCTACCGGGGAGGACACCACCCACAAGGAGGCTGTGAGGTGAGCAGCACGCTCTTATTCACTTCTTTCGAGTCCGTTTGGCCCGTGAGCGTCGTCGTCTTTTTCGTCCTCGGCTTGTTGACGGGCGTTCTGATCTCGATGCTGGCTGCTGTTTTCGCTCAGGCGCGAACGCGTGAAAAAAAC